AAAAGTTAAAGAAGAAGAGCGAAAGGAGAGTGAGAAAAATGATAATATTCTTAGTATTTTCTTTAAAATTCCCTTAGAGAAACAGGAAGAAATTGAAATGGAAATTCTTAAAAAACATAATATTAAACATTTTTCTGAATTAAAAACGAAAAGTGAAACTATGTATTATAGACTAATTAGTTCATTTATCTATGAAGAACTTAAAGAAAAAGGCTTAATTTAGAGAGGTGGTTTATGTCAATAACCAAAATAAATATGCCATTTGCAAAGTGGTGTGAAGTTCAAAAAAAATTTGAAGAAGTCAATGAAATACTTTCTGATGAAGAAAAACTTGACTTTGAAAAATATAAATATTGTTCCAAGTATGGCAGATTGTTATGTCATCTCTATTTAATAAAAGCTGGAACAAATAAAACTCTGAAAGAACCTGAATTTTATAACTGAAAGGAGCAATAATGCTAAGAGGGAAAATTTATAGCTACACAGACAAAAAAACATATAGTGTTGGCTTCATTGATTACAGAAATAAAAAAATAACAGCTATTTCAAATCAGCAAAAAAAGGAATTTAGTTTTAAAGAAGTTGAATGGCTTGAAGCTACTGGATACACTGCTGGAACTTCAATGATTTACAGACAAGACTTTATTCTTGCTGTACAAAATGATGAAGTTTTATCAGGAATTGTTATTAAAAAATTTGGAGCATGGCACTTATATAACAAAAAAAGAGAACTTAGTAAATCTTTAAGAACTCTAAAAGAATCTGGATACACATTTGTGAATTTAAAAAATTATAAAACTTATTTTAAAAATAAGCTTGAAAAAATCAAAAAATAGGAGGATTTTATGGGAATTATTTTAGTTAAAAATAACAAAGGTGGAGTTGGAAAAACTTATATAACTCTACAATTAGCAGCATATAAAGCATTGATAAAAAATAAAAAGACATTGATTCTTACCAGCGATTCCCAAAATGATATTTTAAAATTTGCAGGTATCAAAATTGAAGATACAAGCAAAGCTGGACTTGAAGATTTCATTGAAGGTAAAAGCTATAAAATTAAAAAATTAAGAGAAAATCTTTTCTTCTTACATTTACAAGGATATAAGATAAAAAATTCTTTTGATGAGGCTTTTAAGAAAGCTATAAAACTTTTAAAAGATGAGTATGATTATATTGTTATTGATGGTTCACCAGTAATGGGGTTAGATAATTTATTTATTGAAATATCTGACCATATAGTTATTCCAACTTTTCTTGATAGCATTACAACACATTCAGTATTGAGCATGTTGAAAAAAGTTGATTTAAACAAAGTTAAGGCTGTTATTCCAAATAGAACTGGAAGGACAAAACTTGAAAAAGAATATTATGATTTTTTGAATAAAAAATTAGGAGTACAAGGAATCCATTTAAGTTTTCCTATCCCACAAATTAGCCTTATTTCTAAATTAATTGATAAAGAAACATTGCTATGGGAAAGCAAAGCTAAAAAATTAGATTATATCAAAGGTATCTTTATAAATATCTGGAAGGAGATAGACAATGAATAAAAATTTAGATAATGATTTTAATATAGTTATATCTTCTAAATCAGAAATAAAAGAATTTGATTTCGCTAGTTACGAATTAAACGATGTTGAAATTGCTACTATATCTGAACAAGAAAAAATATTTATGAATACATATAAAAAAATGAAAAATAATTTATTTGAAATGTGTTCGTCATTAGCATTAATTGAAAAAACTTTAAAACCTACCAATTCATTTATGGCTTGGTATGAGTCTAAGGGACTTACAAAAGACTCTGTTTCAGTTTACTTAAAAAGATGGAATTTATATTTAGAGTTTCAAGATTACAAAGATAAAATATTTTCTTATTCAGATCAAGCAATAAAAATTCTAACAAATAAGGATCTTCAATATGAGGAAGTGTTAGGAATTTTAGAAAATGACATCTATAAAGTTAAAGAAATTAAAAAACTATTACTTCCTGCTATTGAAAAAAATAAAATGGAATTTCTTCCAGATGGTCAAAAGTTTTTTAACTTTAATAAAATTGAAAAAATGAAAAAAAGATCATTGAAGTTAAAAGATGAAGATAAGCAGGAATATAAAAAAGAACTTACAGAGTATATAAAAAAATTACAACAACTAGTGGAGGAAATATGATTTATAAAGATGATTTAATTGAAAAAGCAGAAACTACTATAAAAAGTAATAACTCTTTAATAGAAGATGATGTTGCTGTTGCTATGTTAGGTATTTCAAGAATTTCTGCAATGAAAAAAGAAAATGAAGAGCTTGAAATTTTCATAAAAGTTTTTAAAAGACTAACAGAATAAAAAGAACTTTATCAATTTTGCACTGCAAGTAACTTGCTCGTGTTGATAAAGCCCTCAGACAGTTTTATTTTACAGTAAGTTATTTGTGGTGTCAAGAATACAGGAGGACATGATGCTAGAAATAAGAAAAATTGGAGAAGACTTTTACTTAGTTGGTGGAGAATATACTGCAAGCAGTTTTAATGAGGCTGTTGTAATAGCTTATAAAAATAAGAAGATAAAAGGATTTAAAGTTGACTGTATGGAAATTAGCTTCTGGAAAAAATTGAAACATAAACTTAACTTTCCTTTTCTTCTATTAGAAGCTTGGATGTGATTTTATGGATATTTTAAAATTAGCATTAGCTGCTCTTTTAGCAGAAAGGAGTGTTGAAAATGAGGAAAGCTCAAAAGACTGTGAAAAGACAAATAAAGATAAATGAAAAGAAAGAAATTAAATTTATAGAAAAACCTACTGAAAGTGAGCTTGATGCTTTAAGTTTAAAGACACTTTTGCTTTCATTAGAAATTGTAATTGGTAATCATCAAAAGGTTTGGAAAAATGAAAAAGATGGTTATTTAAATACTTATTACAAGATATTGCTAGGTAGATGTAAAAATCTAACATCTGATATTTATAACAAATGTTATGACGATATTAAAGACCAGGATATAGAGTATGAAGAAAATTTCTATACTAGGGAAGTAATGAAAGCACATGTTAAAGATTGTGCAAACTCTATTTGGGAAAAGGCTCCAATGACTTTGGAAGATAAATTACAAAGGCTTCCAGCTGGATTTACAGATACAGTTCATTCTTGGAATAAGCTCATTAAAAATTTTAAATTAGATAGAATAAAAAAATTAGTTAATGAACTTGATATAAAAGAAGAAGTTCAAGAATTAATAAAATCATCTAAAAAATACTTAGATATGGTTGATAGAGAAATTATAAAAATAGAAACTGCTTAGGAGGATAAAATGAGAGAATTTAAAATGAAGGCTTGGTTGAAAAAAGAAAATAAAATGGTATCTATTATTGGAATTGACTTAAATTATCAATATATCAGATACTCTGATGATGGAAATCTTTTCAAAGATGATTATAAAATTGCTGAATTTAAAGATATAGAACTCTTACAATTTACAGGAGCAAAAGACAAAGCAGATCAAGAGGTTTATGAGGCAGATGTAATTAAATTCAATGATGGTATAGATGATATTTATGGATTAATTTCTTATGATGATGAAGATGCTGTTTATTGTGTATCTTATGAAAATGTTACAGAACATCTTTCAAATATGGCAGGAGATTTTGAAATTGTTGGTAACATTTTTGAAAACCCAGATTTGCATGAACAACTAGGATACTAGGTGAGTTAAATGGAAAAAAAATTGTAAATGGTGTGGAGGAACAGTAGGAGCTAAAACATATCAAATTGAGGAGTTAGATAAAAAAGGAGAATTTACAGGGAATAGTTTAAATCATTTTGATGTTGAAAGCTATCAATGTTCTAAATGTGGAGAATGCTCAGAAGAACTTGAAAATATAGCTGATTGGGTGGAAGATAAGGAATGACTACACATAAAATGGAATCATTAATCTATACCTATTTTGAAAGTGGAAGTTTAGTAATTGTTCCAAGAGTAACTAAAAATAATGCATGGTTAGATACAGAAACAGATTCTATGATTTGGAGAAGTATAGAAAGATTGAATGTTATAGAAAGCCAAAAATAAATAAAGAAGCTAAACCTATAAATGATATAGTTCTCTCAAAAATTTATAGACTTGGCTATTTAAGATATTGGAATTATAGAATGTCAGGAGGAAATCAATGAAGATAATAAATGGAGATAGTTTAAAGATTTTAAAAACATTAGATACAGAAAGCATAGATTGTATTATAACATCTCCTCCATATTGGCAACTTAGAGATTATAATATTTCTGGCCAGATAGGATTAGAAGAAAACATTGAAGAATATATTGAAAAATTAATGCTTATAATGGATGAATTATATAGAGTTCTAAAAAAGTCAGGAACATTTTTCCTTAATATAGGTGATACTTATTCAAATGTTAATTCTAAATTTTCTAAAAGAAGCAATAAAAAAAGAGGCAAAGAAAATATATTTAAGGTTATTCCAAGAAAAACAAATATTCAAAGAAAATCAAAGATGATGATTCCTGAAAGGTTATGTATTAAGATGATTGACCAAGGATGGATTTTAAGAAATGAAATTATTTGGCATAAGCCAAATGTTCTCCCTGAGTCTTTGAACGATAGATTCACAAATGATTTTGAAAAAATATTTTTCTTTACAAAAAATCAAAAATACTATTTTAAGAAGCAGTATGAACCATATTCTGAAAAAACTTTAAATGGTTTCAAAGATGGAGTTATGCCTACAGGAAAGAAAAAAATGTTAGAAGCTGGAGAAAGTAAAACTGCTATGAAGAGAATAGATAAACCTTGGAAAACTATTTACAATGAGAATGGAAGAAATATGAGGACAGTTTGGAGCATCGCAACAAAAGGAATAAAAGAAGGACACTATGCTAGTTTTCCAGAGGAATTAGTAAAAAGGTGTCTTTTAGCTGGATGTCCTATTGATGGTATAGTATTGGATCCATTTCTTGGTTCAGGAACTACATTAAAAGTTGCAAAAAGTTTAAATCTAAATGGAGTTGGAGTAGAACTTAAAAAGGAATACATTGAAATAGCTGTTTCTAGGATTGGAGAAGGTCTATTTAATAAGATAGAGGTTGATTATGAAAGTCTTAATGTCAATAAAGCCTAAATTTGTAGAAAAAATATTTGCTGGGAGTAAAACTTTTGAACTTAGAAAAAAGCTTTTTAAAAGGACTGTAGACACTATTGTTATATATTCAAGTTTTCCTAAAAAAAAGGTTGTTGGAGAAATTATTATAGATAGAATAATTTCTTCAACTCCTAACCATTTATGGGAATCTCATAAAAATAATTTAGGTATTTCAGAAAAAGAATACTTTAAATACTATAAAAATTCAAAAGTTGCTTATGCTATAAAAATAAAAAAAGTTATTAAGTATAAAAAAGAACTAGAGCTAAAAGATTTTGGAATGGAGAAAGCTCCACAATCTTATCAGTATATTGATTAAAAAAGTATGAGATTTTTTAATAGAGGTGAATTAAGATGAAAAGAGAAAAAACTATAAAAATACTTTATACAGAAAGTGATGAGATGCTTTATGATAATTTTATAAATATATTAGTAAATAATTTTTTAGAAGAAGTATAAAGGAGCAGGGAAATGATTAATGTTGTAGGGTATGCTAGATATTCATCAGATAATCAAAGAGAAGAAAGTATTGTGGCTCAAGAAAGAGCTATAAGAGAATTCTGTCAAAAGAATAATTACAATTTAATAAAAGTGTATAAAGATGAAGCTATCTCTGGAACATCAATCAAAGATAGAACTGAATTTTTAGAATTAATAGAGGATAGTAAAAAGAAAGAATTTCAATGTGTGGTTGTACATAAATTTGATAGATTTGCTAGAAATAGGTATGACCACGCTATCTATGAAAAAAAATTAAATGATAATGGAGTTAAATTATTATCAGTATTAGAGCAATTAAATGATAGTCCAGAAAGTGTGATATTAAAATCTGTACTTACTGGAATGAATGAATATTATAGTTTAAACTTATCAAGGGAAGTTAAAAAAGGATTAAATGAGAATGCATTAAATTGTATCCATAATGGTGGTATTCCACCATTAGGATATAACCTTGATGAAGACAGAAGATATATTATTAATGAAATTGAAGCAGAAACTGTAAGAATAATTTATAAATTATATATTGAGGGTATAGGGTATGCAAGTATAGCTGAACAATTAAATCAAATGGGAAGATTGAATAAGTTAGGTAAACCATTTAGAAAAACATCTATAAGGGACATATTATTAAATGAAAAATATACAGGTATTTTTGTATATGGTAAAAAAGATGGACATGGAAAATTAACAGGTAATGAGGTTAAAATAGAAGGTGGAATTCCACAAATAATTAGTAAAGAAGATTTTGAAAAGATCCAAATAAAAATGAAAAATAGAAAAACAGGTAGTAGAGCAACAGCACATGAGACATACTATTTGACGGGAGTATGTACTTGTGGAGAATGTGGAGGAAGATACTCTGGTGGATATCGTTCAAAACAAAGAGATGGGAGCATAACTTATGGATATACTTGTATTAATAGAAAAACAAAAGTTAATGATTGTAGGAATAAGCCAATAAGAAAGGAAATATTAGAAGAGTTTGTTTTTAAAACTATTAAAAAAGAAATATTTACAGAAAAAAGGATAAAAAGTATAGCATCCAAAGTTGAAAAATCTGTAAATGAAAAGATATTAAAAAAAGCTCAAGAAGTTAAAAAATTAGAATCAGAGATTCAAAAAATAAAAGATAAAATTGAGAGGTTGCTAGAAATCTTTTTAGATAATAAAATTTCAAAAGAAGTTTTTGAAAAGAAAAACAATGAACTTGAAAGAGAACTATTTTTACTTACCCAAGAAAAAAATAAAATCTCTGCTTCTAAAAAGATAAACAGAGAGAATATAGAATCTTTTATCAGAAACTTTAAGTCAAATTTCAATAAGGACAGTATAAAAAAAGCTATAATTGAAACTTTTGTTAAAGAGATAAAAGTATATAAAACATATGTAGAAATCGTACTTAGACTATTTCCTATGTATATTGATAGAAATGGTGGAGATGACGAGAGTCGAACTCGTGTCCGAAATCATAACGACCATAAGCTTCTACAAGTTTAGTTTACTATTGAATTTCGTAATAATTACTCCCGTAAACAGGGCTAACTAAAACTATCCTCTAAAATGTCCCATAAACTTAGAGAAATCATTTATGGTAATCTATACTAGTCGACACCTTTGAAAAACCTGTATAGAATAAGTTATTCAAGGTGTAGCTGAACTAAGCAGCTAAAGCGTATTCTTTGTTTCCATCTAAACGATGCGTTTAGTCTTTCACAGCGACAAACCTGACTTGCTACCTATAACCTCACAACCCCGTCGAAACCTTTGCATCCCCATATTTAATTGTAGAAATAATTATAACACTATTATTAAATTTTAGCAAGGACTTTTTAGAAAATAAAAAAGAGCTGTTGTAAGATTTATATTACTAACAACTCTTTGATATAGAATTAATTTATATTATTTTTTATTTCTTTCATTGTAATCTGCTTCAATATCAGCTTTCCAATTCTTATCTAAGTCTTTTCCTGAACGAACTTCTTCAACAGCTTTGTTTAAAGTGTCATAGTTCTTTTTAGTACCTATACTATCAGATTTGTAATTTACTGCTCTTTCAGCACTTATTCCTATTGTGTTTGCAGTTTCTATTGCATCAATATTTGCACCTAAGAATAGAAATTCCCAACCATATTTTTCTTTTTGAGTTTCTATTAATTTTTTTACAGTAGAAGAATTATATTCTTTACTTGCATTTTCTAATCCATCTGTTATTATTACAAATAAAACTTTATCTGCTTTTTCATTTTTTCCTAATGTATCTTGAATAGCTTTTTCTTTAGCAATAGTTTTACCAATAGCATCTAAAAGAGCTGTACTTCCTCTAACAAAATATTCTTTTTCAGTTATATTATTAACTTTAGCAATATTAACTCTATCATGTAATAATTCATATTGA